AAAGAAGAAGGAGAGATGGAAAGAATCAGTTGGAGGGTCTACAAAAACAGGCAATCTTGTTCAGACATCGTCTGTGGCAAAAGATAAAAAACCTGACAGAGTAGATCTATCTATATATAACAAACAGTGGGTGGGTTTAGATCGTAGTCAAAGAGTTGTTGACTATTTAAAATCTGTACAATCCTACCATGCTTACAAAAATAGATTTGCCAATATAAGATATGATGTCAAGGAAGACCGTTGTGTGTTTCTTGTATACAAAGATAAAAGTTTAGTTGATGCTGTGGGTAGATCGCTGACAAATTCTAAACCAAAGTGGAAGAGGTATGCATCTTCTCGTGTTCCTTTTGTTACGGCCAATGACAGTAGCTATCTTGTAATCGTTGAGGACTGTGCTTCTGCTTGTGCGTTGACATTAGCTAATGTACATGGTATGGCTTTAATGGGGACAAATTTATTGACAGATTATTTAAAATACATTAAGCATTATAAACTTGTTACCGTTGCATTAGACAAGGATGCTTCAAAGAAGGCAATGAAAATAGTGCATGAATTGTCTATCCATGTGCGGACAAAGTTAGTGTTATTAGACAGAGACATAAAGAGGTGGAGTGAAGAAGAGATAAAGGAGAAGTTTGATGTCGCTTGAGAAACAAATATTATCAGCATGTTTATCACATGAGTTTTACAAAGATACTGTAGAGGTTGTATCAAAAGACATGTTTGCCAATGGTGTAGGTACTATCTTTGACACTATCAGTTTTGCACAACAAAAATATGAGAGTGACATTGACATAAATACACTGATACAATTACATAGAAATAAATACCCTGCGTTACCAGAATCATCCAGAGAACCTATAGAGGATGTAATCAAAGAACTTGACAAATTTATGCCAAGCAACAAGGTCATTCTAAAAGATTTAATCATTGACTTTTGGAAGAAAGACAAAGCCCATAAAATTAGTGACTTATCTGCTGACATTTGGTTAGGCAACAGTGACGACTTTACTGTACTGAGAGCTTTAGTTGACACTGCTATAGAGAAAGCACCAGAAGATGAAGGGAATTTTCAGGAAGTGAAAGATGATGTAAAAGATTATATTGACGGTTGGGATCAGGGGTTTGAATTTAAGTTTGAGTTACAATCATTGGCTGACAGAATAAGTGGTGCAGGTAGAGGTAATCTTGGTATTATCTTTGCAAGGCCAGAGACAGGAAAGACAACATTTTGTACATACTTGGTATCAGAATATATCCGACAAGGATTCAAGGTAGCTTATTTTGCTAACGAAGAGCCGGGCCGGTTAGTAAAGGGTAGAGTGTTCTCTGCATATCTCAGACGTTCTATTGACGAGATGAAAAAGAACTTAGAAGATTCTATGAATGTGTACAAGAATGAAATAGAACCTAACCTAAAATTATTAGAGGGTAGAGGTATCACTTTATCAGAGATAGAAAAATTTATTGACATACATAAGCCAGATGTGGTAATGGTTGACCAACTTGACAAAGTAGTTATCAATGGTAACTTTGCTAGGACAGATGAAAAGTTACGAGCATTGTATGAAGGAGCAAGAACAATAGCCAAGAAACAACAAGTATTATTTTGGTCAGTGTCCCAAGCATCGTATGATGCACAGGGTAGACAAGAAGTTGACTTTAGTATGCTAGAAAATAGTAGGACAGGAAAAGCTGCCGAGGCTGACATTATCATAGGTATAGGAAAAAACTTTGGTGAAGAAGAAGATTATGTTAGACATCTTTGTATATCTAAAAATAAACTCAATGGGTGGCATGGGACAGTGACATGTTCTATTGATATATACAGGGCGAGATACGAGTTATGATATTAAAAGCTGACGGATTTGATGATGCGATATTAGGCTTAGGCCGAAGGTGTAGTCAGCCAGATCTGTTAGTTTATGATGTTGACAAATGTGTGGTTATACTTATGGAAGATGGCATGACACAAGAAGAAGCTATGGAGTACTTTGAGTTTAATGTTGTTGGAGCATGGATGGGTGAAGGAACACCTATCTTTTTGTACAGGGGAGCAGAGGATGAAATTTAATTATAAAATAACTTATATTGATTATATAAACTCTACAATATCCATTAAATATTGGTGTGAAGGCATGACTTCTTACAATGGTTTTTTAGAAACATTAGATTTTGATATTGAAAAAATTAAAAATATAACAGAGGAAGAATTTGATAAAAGAGTATATGATTATGTTAAAGTTAAATTCCATGAGCTTTTATCTAAATATGAAAATTATAAAAATGGCAAATATAACATTATAGAACGTGTAGCAAAATCTGCGAGGTCAATAGATGTCCTGTAAAGAACAGTATGAAATGAGAAAACCACTGTTGTTAGGTAGGCAGATACGCAACAATTTTGTTGTGCAAGAAAAATTACATAAAGATGTTATGGTGGAATTGCGACAAATTGCAAAGTTTTATAAAATTAAACAGGTTAAAGATTTAATATACACTAAAAAAATATTTTATAGCCATTCTGTATTTATGGTTGACGAAGAAAAGTTTGACTCTTTCACATATTCTGATGAAAATTATAATCACTTTAAATTTGTAAAAAGAAAACTTACAGATTATTATGAAGAAACGGCACCTAGTGTTTTTAATTATGAGTTAGCATGGAAGCAGTATGTTCCAAAAACAGGTAAACTAGAGCACACTTATTCTTATAGACATCCTAAAGAAATTAAGTACGACATGAACGGCAAAGAGATTGGTTCTTTAATTCTTGGAATCCTCCCTGTAGTATCTGATTTAAAAGATAAAATTATTTCTTCTGGACTTCCTCTAGAAGATTTTATACCATTTGCTTGGGGTTATAAAAATTATGGTATGGCCGTAGAGTTTCATCCAAGAGAAACTTTTTTTAGCTTGGGTTCTTGGCACGAAGAGGACATGGCTATGGCGTGGGTGCCATGATAGTAACAAAATATTGTGTGGGTATAATGACAGTAACCGTTCTTGACATAGAAACAACATTTAAAAAAGATAACGAAGGTAAACTAGATGTTGATCCTTATACAGGAAACATGTTAGTATCCGTAGGGTATGACACCATAGATAACGAATCAGGTTACATTTGTTTTACTCATACAGAGAAAAAACCTACAGAGAATGGCTTTGCTATACTGCAGAAAGTTTTAGATGATACTGACATATTAGTAGGACACAACATTAAGTTTGATCTCAAGTGGTTACTTGCTTGCAACTTTACTTATACAGGCAAAGTATATGACACTATGATAGCTGAGTATGTTATACATGGTGGTGACAAAGTTGCCTTATCTCTTGCCGAATCGGTAAAAAGATATGGTCTTGACGAGAAACGTACAGATTTAACAGAGCAGTACATGAAAGACGGTGTGTCCTTTGATAGCATTCCTTGGGACATTGTTGAGGAGTACGGAAGAGCAGATGTAGAGGTGACAAAGCAGTTGTATCTTGCACAACAAAAAGATGTTTCTAATGGCCTTGCACCTACCGTTAATCTAATGAATGAGATGTGTCAAGTTCTTACCGAAATGGAAAATACTGGTATGAAAGTTAGTGTAGATGCTTTGACAAATATTAGGGAACAATATCGTAATGAATACAATGAGTTAAATGAGTTTCTTGATGAAGAAGTTAAACGTACAATGGGTGACACTCCTATAAATTTAGATAGCCCAGAGGATAGATCTAAAGTTTTGTACAGCAGAGAGGTAACAGATAAAAAATTATGGGCGAGTACATTTAATTTAGGCTATGAACAATATGGTAGCACTAAAAGAAAGAAGCGAGTAAGAAAATACAAACAAGATGATTTTGTTAGAAAGGTAAGAACGTATACTACTGTTGTACCTCACACAGAATCACATCAGTGTCCTTCCTGTAAAGGCAGAGGATACTTTCATCCACTGAAGAAAGACGGTACAGTTGGCAAAGCTAAAAGAATCTGTAAAACGTGTGGGGGGGATGGGGTTGTATTTAAATCTACAGGAACAGTTGCCGGATTTAAGTTGGTGCCAAGAGATGCTTACGATGTGAGTACCCATGGATTTAAAACAGATAGACCTACACTAGAAGTACTGGCTATGTCTGCTAACGATGAACAGAAAAAATTTATTAGTTCTTATATAAAGTACAATGCTATAGGTACATACTTAAGAACATTTGTTGACGGTATAGAAAAGGGATTGGATAACAAAGGTTTTATTCATCCACACTACATGCAGTGCGTTACTGCTACAGGAAGACTATCTTCTCGTAATCCTAACTTTCAAAACATGCCGAGAGGCACAACCTTTCCTGTACGGGAATGTGTTGTATCACGATGGGAGGGAGGAAAGATACTTGAGGGTGACTACAGCCAATTAGAATTTAGGGTTGCAGGTTTTCTTGCAAATGACGACCAAGTGTATGCTGATGTACAGAAAGGTTTTGATGTACATAGTTTTTCTGCAGAGGCATTAGGTGTTTCTAGACAGGAAGCAAAGGCACACACGTTTAAGCCATTATATGGAGGTACATATGGAACAGAATTTC